TTCGGGTGCTGGCTCGGTAGCTAATGGCTCAGTAGTTGGAGGTGTTACTTCAGTAGTGTCACCTTCTGGGAATGTTACTTTGCTTAGAATATCTGAACCGTATTCTTGATCTTTAATTGTAATGTAATCTTTAAGAATCTCTCTTACATCCATCTCTGGATCAATGTCTGCTAATTCTTTGAATACTTCCATTAGCTCATCGTCGTCGATAACATCAGCTAAACTTTCAATAGCATTATTTCCATCTGTGCCTACAGGGAATGGATTAGCTACTAGTTGATTTAATCTCTCTACAGCACTTTGTGATGCTTGTTCATCATCGCTGAACACATCAGTGCCTTCTCCGATGATTCTTTTAACTTCATGTTCAAACGATTCAAACGGATCTTCTAAACTTTCTTTAGTTTTCTTGGCACCCATCATTCCACGAGGCACTCCAAGACCAGGGACACCACCAACGGGAGTACCGTACATACTGTCGCGCTCTTCGCCTTTGCTGTTACGCCATTTACCGTCTGGGCCTTTCTTTAAAGGTTCTTTTGTTTGATAGTCTTTTGGAATATGCTCTGCTGTATCAGCCGATCCTTCGCCTAGCAAATCGTCTGCTGTTAATTCTTTAACAGGAATATCGCTTTCGTCTACTAACTTGAAGATGTATGGAAATACATTCTTAAGTTCTTCGTTAAATGTACGAATAGTTAAACGATCAACCCAGTCATTTAAAATATCTTCTGGAATTTCTGTCTTTTCAGTTTCAGCAAATGACTCAGCGAAAGTTTCGTAGTAACCGCTATTTTGTAAACTAAAAATTTCTTTCTTAACACCGTCAATGCGTTCCATAACTTTAGAATGAATAGAACCCATTGCTTCTGAAATTGTAGGATTACGGTCAACGTAATGTTTGAACATACGAAGATTACTTAATTCTTCGCTTAAACCAATGATATGTCCGCCTATAGCGTCATAAGGTGTGCCGCCGTGTCCTACGTGTTGTGCTAAAGCTCTTGCGCCATTCAAGTGTCTAAAAGGATACTTGAAACGTTCTCCTTGAGCGTTTTCAATGTAAATTGACTCGATACGTTGTGTACGGCCAGCGGCGTGTTCTAGATTAACTGGAGCACTATGCTTAAGAATAAGTTTAGTTTCCCCTAGTTGTTGGTAACTGGTCATACTTGTACCATATAATTTACTTTCTGTCATATTTCCTTCTCCGGAATTTTTAGCAAGATATTTGTAATCTCTTTTTTCTAAGTTGCTCTTAGCAATGTCTCGTGTATCAAAATTCATAAATTTCTGTCTAGCAAATTCTCGCATTTCTTTTAAGAACGCAAAAAACTTTTTCTTTGCTAAATCAGGTTGATCGCCAACAATGTCATTGCTATAAATTATTACAAGTCCATCCTGCTCACCGTCTGAATTTTCATCTTTGTCACTAATAGTAACAGTAATACGCCCAAGATTCTCGCCTTCGAATACAAAATCGAATTCAAAGAAGCGGGCTTCTATAGGGTTATCGGTGGGTTTGCTTTCCCCGTCACCTAGCTTGATTTTAGGGAACTGAGAGCGAAGTTTGCCGAATAGTTCTCTAGCAATAATATTGAGATTTTTGTCCATATTGATATTTAGCCTAAACTTGACGAAACAAATATGGGCATGGGCATCTCCCAATCGTCATCTAATAATACGTCGCCTGTGCTGATTCCGTCAAACACACGTATGTCCCAGTCCGCTAGTACTGCGCTCATACGAACACACAATAACATAGCAGAAACTAAGTCGTCTTGTTCTTCTAATTTTGCGGCAAAACTGGCGCCTTTAGCAATGTAAGATTTAAGTTCAGAAATAAAGGGTTTACTAACAACCTTCATTTTTCCGCCTTCTATTAAGTATTTCAAACGTGCGGCAGCTGAAATCTTAGCACCGTGCGTAGTATTAAATCCTTTACGGAATTTGCGTACATGTCCTTTACGTACAGGCTCGCTTAGGAATAGTCCTGGGAAGTTTTCTTCTCCAATATCTCGAATACATACAAGTCCAGCTTCTCCAACAGTATTGTTTTCGATACTCCAGTAGATATTATTTGCGTGGTCTTGTCCTATTGTATCTTTTACGTAAGTTACAATATCTTTAAGAATACGTATTTGTCCTTGAATAGGAGTTAAGTTATGATGCCATTCTGCTACTTGGTCAAACGTAGGTAATTCTAACACTTGAATAGCACTATTATTTCCGCCTGTGCCTAAGCTAGGATCTAATGCGATAATATACAAATGTTCGCTTGTGGGTTTTTTGTACCAGCGAACTTGTCCCATGTTTAGTAAAGGTGCTTTACCCTCTAACTCGGACAATTTAATACTGTTAATTAATGTTTCATCGTAAATCAAGAATTCGCAGTTGTATTCACGACGGAAACGTTCTTCACCAATGCGGCCGCGTTCTTCAATGGCCCACTTTTCATCACGATCAGGATGTTCATTCCAGTGGCATGTAAACGGGAAGAAACCGTTAACACCAACGTCACGTTCATTTCCAAACTCATCCCATTTTTTATTAGCTTCTTTCCAGATAGTAGCAAATGTATCTTCGTCACTGTTAGGTGTTGAAGTAATAATCGCTTTACCACCAGTTGCTAGAGTAGGGGATATGGATGTCCAAAATTCGTCAGCGATGTTCTCAGGAACGAATGCAAACTCGTCACAGTATAGTAAGGAGATAGACATACCGCGACCTGTGTTACCAGTAGTAGTTGTAGAAACAATTCTTGATCCGTTATCAAATTCGATACTCCCTTTATTGTAGTTAACAACACCGCTTCTTATGTGATCAGGACACAATTCGTAAGCATAACGAATACGCTGCATAATTTCCTGAGAACCTGTGTATTTGTGTGCGGAAATTAAAACAGTCTGGTCAGGGTGGAACATCGCATACCAAAGCAAGTAACCTGCTGCACAAGTAGTCTTACCCATCTGTCGAGGTAGCATATTGATATTGAATCTATGACCGTGATATGCGTCTAGTAACCTCTTCTGATATTCGAATGGTTCAAATAACATTTTTCCTCTAACAGGATGCTGTATGTGAAAAAAGTGTTGTGTAAAATAATGATAGCCATCGTCGCGTGAACACGCAACGAGCTGTTCAATGTGCTCTTCTGTAAATGTTTCTTTCGAGTGGGCCTTCTTAATTAAGACGCCATCTAAACTTTTATTTGCCATACTTTATTTACAACAAAAAAGGGGCCAAAGGCCCCCTTTTGATGTGATTGTTATCACTTGCTTTCTTTGATTGTTTGGTAAAGTTTACCTAGACGTTGTACTAATTGCTCGTGTACATGAATAGTCATTGGGTTATCGCCTTGACGATAGCTATGCTTATACATCTGCTTTGACTTGTGTAAGTCGCTACCTTGTCTGTTAGCAACATCATCTACGTCAGCATACATTTCGTCCGGTTCGTTAGCAAACTCGTCCATTTCAATTTCACGACTAAATTCTGGTTTGTCGATAATAACGCCTTGATCTGGACCTTCTTCGCCGTGTTCAATGTTGCGTAGAATGTTCATTAAATCTTTGATACCGCCTGAACCAGAAGCATTAATGCTAACATTCATGTTAACACTATCTTGTTGTTTAGGAGCCATGCCGCCCATAGGCATAGGCATCGGCATACCACATTCTTCTAATTCTTTTTCGTCGCCTTTAACATGATGTTTTAGGTTTTCTTCATCTGTTACAGAACTTAATGGACTCTCTGTGCTGTCATGCGGAGGTGTGTCCATCTCATTTAATTTTTTAAGTAGATCTTGGAAGTTCATTTTCTTATTCCTTTAGGGTCGCCATGGTTTGTTTTAGCAAATAAACTTTGTGCTGGCCCTGGCTTAGGTAGTTCTTCCGATTTACCTTTAGGACTGCTTTTTGCTAAGAGCTTGTCGTTATCTTTAACTTTAACTTGTTTAAGTTTAGTTTCTTTGTTTGTTTTAGCAATGTCTTTTAAGAAAGTGCTAACATACTTTTCGCCTACTAATTTCTGACCTTCTTTGTCAGTTTCGTAGTCTTGTGCTAAAAGCGGCTTGTCTGTTTTCTTTTTATCGTCTGCCGCTTGAGATAAATCTTCTTCTTCAAGCGGTGTGCGTACACGAATACAACTGCGATCGATTCCGCAATTAGAAGAAATTAGCTCTAGTAAAACTGGACTTGTAGTAGGATAGTCTAATTCTACTTCAAATACAGTCATAGACATGTTACGAACGTTAGGAAATTCAAGTAACTCTGACTGGATAGGTGTGCTCTTACCTTTTGTAAATCTGCTTACTTGATACTTTTGTAAAGCAGTTTCCATAGTATCTTCGCAATGCTCGGGCAAGTCGCCTGCTATTTTAATTTTGAAAGCATACTTTTTCTTTTCTGCTTCTTCTTTCAAGTATTTGATAAATGATGTCATGTGAACAATCCGGTTATTATATATTTATTTCATATTCTTGAGTTTTTCAATCAAGCTATTGCGGTCCGAAATGATAACACCACTGCCTGGAATATCCACGCTGTCGTCGTTTCCGCTCTTCTGATCCAGGTTTTGCTTTTTAAGCTGTAACTCAATCATTTTTAACTTTTTATCAAGTTTAGTAGACTTAGCTGTAATCGCATGACTTAGCATACTTGCAGCTACCTCAAAAATACGTCCGCTATAACGACTATCCACATTCATGCCTAGATCCATTAAATCGTCGTAAGCATCTGTAGCTCTTTGTGCTAGTGAATCTAACTCGCTGTCTGCTACATCGCCTAAGCCTTTAACTTGAGGCAATGCGGCACTAATTTTATCAAGTTCCGATAACTCGCGAAGCAACGGTGGCGGTGCTTCCGGTACTTTAGACTTTTTCTCTTTCTGTACCATTTCCTTGTTTTCGGGCAAATTTAACAATTCTTCTAGTTTCTTAGTCATAATACTACTTATCTGTTTTTTCCATTAACGAATATATCTTGCTCATTTATTACACGAAACGATATGCCTTGGGCGCTACACCATGCTTG